TCGTTGTTTCCTGGCATCCTTCCACTCTACACAAACAGCACCCCGTTCTTTCGGAGGTGATATGGCTAAACGTATGCAAGATAAAGAAAGCATTGCCGGAGTGTCATGGCTGATTGTCCTTGCTCTGTCATGCTGGGGCGGTCTGGTCCGATACCTTATTGACGTGAAGCAGAACAAAGCCACCTGGAGCTGGATTAACGCGCTGGCACAAATTGCAGTGTCCGGTTTTACCGGTCTCATTGGTGGCCTGATCAGCGTTGAAAGCGGGCTTAGCCTTTACATGATTCTGGTTACGTCAGGCATTAGCGGGGCGATGGGCTCCGTGGCTCTGACCTATTTCTGGGAACGTCTGACGGGGATGAAGAATGCAAACCAGTGATAAAGGCATTGCCCTGATCAAGCAGTTCGAAGGCTGCAAGCTCACCGCGTATCAGGACAGCGTCGGAGTGTGGACGATCGGCTATGGCTGGACCAAGCCTGTCGACGGCAAACCGATCCGAGCCGGGATGACGATTAAGCAGGAAACTGCAGAACGCCTGCTGAAGACCGGGCTGGTCAGCTATGAAAACGACGTGTCCCGCCTGGTCAAAGTTGACCTGACTCAGGGGCAATTCGATGCTCTGGTGTCGTTCACTTACAACCTCGGCGCCCGGTCACTGTCGACATCGACCCTTCTGCGAAAACTCAACGCCGGTGATTACGCTGGCGCTGCCGATGAGTTCCTGCGCTGGAATAAAGCTGGTGGTAAAGTCCTGAATGGGCTCACCCGTCGCCGGGAGGCAGAGCGGGCTCTGTTCCTGTCATGATTGGCGATATGGTCAAACGTTACTGGCTGCAGTTGCTGGTGTTGGCGGTAATCGGCGTGCTGGCGTTCTTCGTTAACCACTACCGCGACAACGCCATCACCTACAAAGACCAGCGCGATAAAGCCATCAAGAATCTCAACCTGGCTAACGCCACCATTAAAGACATGCAGACCCGCCAGCGTGATGTCGCTGCACTGGATGCCAAATACACCGGAGAACTGGCTGATGCGAAAGAAACCATTGAGCGTCTGCATAGCGATGTCATTGCTGGCCGTAAGCGGCTGCAAGTCGCCGCCACCTGTGCAAAGTCAACGACCGGAGCCAGCGGCATGGGCGATGGAGAAAGCCCAGGACTTACAGCAGATGCTGAACTCAATTATTACCGTCTCCGAAGTGGAATCGACAAGATAACCGCGCAGGTTAACTACCTGCAGGAGTACATCAGGACGCAATGCCTGAAATAATTTTTTTGCAAATCACAAAGTCAATTTAATGAGCCTCGCGATGCGGGGCTTTTTTATGTCCGCAGTAAACGCGCATCTCACGCGCATATTAACGAGAGCCTTTCAGTAAGCGAGCCTGAGAAATGCCGTTATAGGTGGCGACCTCTCTCGGGCGGCTTTTCTGTGAGACAGGCTCACTTTCTAAAAGGTAAAGACGCTATGAATAATCCGTCAGTTATTCCGGCCTTCGACTTCCGCGAAATGGTCACGACCCTCGACAACAAGATAATCACCACATCACTCAAGGTGGCGGATTACTTTGGCAAGCGACACAAAGACGTTTTGCGTGCCATACGTAACCTGAAATGCTCCGATGACTTCACCCAGCGCAATTTTGCGCCCATTGATTTCATTGATAAAAATGGCGATGTTCAGCCTATGTATAACATCACCCGCGACGGATGCATGATGCTAGTGATGGGATTCACTGGCAAAACAGCTGCCGCAGTGAAGGAGTGTTACATCAATGCCTTCAACTGGATGGCCGAGCAGCTAAACCGGCGCATGGCGATGGGTGAAGAATTGCAGCATCGCTACGCCATCAAAGAAACGCGCTCAAAGCTGAAAGGCACGATCGGAAGCCGTTTGATGAACGAGCGGAAGAAAGAGAAGCGCGTCCTGGAGCTCGAACATGAGCACATCATGCAGGTAACGCAGCCGGAATTACTTATTGGCTGATCGCGGCATTACAGAAGCCCTTCATTGAGGGGCTTCGATAATGGAGCACTGGAATTATTCATGAACAGACCACACCCACCAGCGCATTTTACGATGCCACCTGACCCGAAGCCGTACATCAGCATTATGCCCGCTAATGACGTTGGCGAGTGGCTGAATCAGCACATCCTGAGCGATGAGGGTGACCTCTACAACCCTGACCACCAGCATTTGCTTGAAGCGGATCTGTGCTTTCTCTGGGCATCGAACGCTTTCGAGAAGAAAGGGCGTTCCGTGCTGGGGCAGGCGGAAGAAGTGGCAATGCGGGCCGGAGGCTGGCAGAAAGCGCGGATGGAGCAGCAGATGTATGAATGGTTCGGCAGGGTGCCGCAGTTCATCATCACGCTGGCCGCCGATTACTGCTCGCAATGTTCCGATCTGGAATTCTGCGCGCTGATAGAGCACGAGCTTTATCACATCTGCCAAGCGACAGATGAATTTGGCGCGCCGAAGTTCACGCAGGAAGGGCAGCCAAAGCTGAAGCTGCGCGGTCATGACGTGGAAGAGTTTGTGGGCGTGGTTCGCCGTTACGGTGCGAGCCGGGACGTGCAGGAAATGATTGATGCGGCGAATCAGCCAGCGGAGGTTGCTCATCTCGATATTGCCAGAGCGTGCGGGACGTGCATGCTGCGACTGGCTTAAATACTGGACTGTATAAGACGAATGGTGATTTATGGCTGCATTAAAACCTGATGTGAAAGCCTTCATCATTCAGTCGCTTGCGTGCTATGACACGCCATCGCAGGTGGTCGAGGCTGTCCAAAAAGAATTCGGGATCAAGATCACCCGCCAGCAGGCTGAATCTCACGACCCCACGAAGGCCAGCGGTAAGACGCTCGCCAAAAAGTGGATCGAGATGTTCCACGCGACGCGCGAACGGTTCCTGACCGAAACCAGCGACATTCCGATAGCGAACAAATCCTATCGCCTCCGCGTGCTTGACCGCATGGCAACCAAAACCGAGGGGATGAAAAACTTCTCCCTGACGGCGCAGCTTATCGAACAGGCCGCGAAAGAGGTTGGCGACGCTTACACCAATAAGCTGAAGGTTGAGAGCACTGGCAAGGATGGCGGCCCGATCAAGACCGAGACGACCAACCTCACCGCAGATCAGGCCGCAGAGATTTACCGCAAGATGATGGGGTGAACATGCCTCTCCCGTTTGAATTCGATTTCAGAAACCCTGATTACCAGATGGTTTTTGAATGGCGGATGGAGCGCTTACAGCGCATTCGCCAGAACCCTGAAATGCTGCCAGCGCTAAAGCAGTTTTATCGCACCAACCCGGCACAGTTCATCATCGACTGGGGTATGACTACTGACCCGCGTAACATCGATTATGGCCTGCCGGTCACCATCCCTTTTCTGCTGTTCCCGAAACAGGAAGAGTGGATTCACTGGATCATGGAGCGGCGCGAACGACTGGAGAACGGCATCACCGAAAAGAGCCGCGAAATGGGGCTCAGTTGGACCGCGATCGGGCTGGCCTGCTCGCTTTGTCTCTTCAACAAAGAAATGGTTATCGGTTTCGGCTCCCGTAAAGAGGAATACGTCGACAGCACCGGTGACCCGAAGGCGCTGTTCTGGAAGGCGCGAAAGTTCGTGGAAACACTGCCCATCGAGTTTCGTGGTTCGTGGGACGAGAAGAAGCATGCGCCGTATATGCGCGTTGAGTTTCCAGATACTGGCGCGGTTATCAAAGGCGAGGCTGGCGACAATATCGGACGTGGTGACCGTACCACGCTCTACCTGGTGGATGAAGCTGCATTCCTCCAGCGTCCTCTGTTGATTGATGCGGCGCTGTCGCAAACCACCCGTTGCCGTATTGACCTGAGCTCGGTTAATGGCATGGCGAACCCGTTCGCGCAGAAGCGCCACGGCGGAAAAATACCAGTATTCACGTTCCACTGGCGAGATGACCCGCGCAAGGATGAAGAGTGGTATCGCAGGGAGTGCGAGAAAATCGACAATCCGGTGGTGGTGGCGCAGGAACTTGACCTGAACTACAGCGCATCTGCGGAAGGCGTCCTGATCCCGTCCGACTGGGTACAGGCTGCCGTCGACGCGCATATCAAACTTGGTATTCAGCCAACGGGCAAGCGACTGGGCGCGATGGACGTCGCCGACGAAGGCCGGGACAAAAATGCCTTTTCGACCCGTCACGGCTTCCTTCTGGAGAACGTGCGTGAATGGTCCGGCGTTGGCAGCGACATTTACCAGTCTGTTGAGAAGGTCTTCGGCTTTTGCGAACAGGACAACCTCGAAGAGTTTCGCTTCGACGAGGACGGCCTGGGTGCTGGCGTTCGCGGCGATGCGCGCGCCATCAACGAACTGCGTTACGCAGCGCGCCGACCGTCAATACTCGCCACACCGTTTCGTGGTAGCGGCGCGGTATTTGATCCGGACGATGAAGCGGTGCGCGGGGACAACGGACAGGCCGCACGCCTGAACAAGGACTTCTTCGCCAACGCCAAGGCCCAGAGCTGGTGGTGGCTACGCAAGCTTTTCCAGAACACCTATCGCGCCGTGGTTGAGGGCATGGCCTACAACCCGGACGAAATCATCTCAATCAGCAGCGCCATGGCGAGCAAAGACAAACTCATCATTGAGCTGTCGCAGCCGACCTACTCCATTAATGGCGTGGGGAAAATCGTTGTTGATAAACAGCCTGATGGCACCAAGTCGCCGAACCTCGCCGACTCGGTGATGATCAGCTACGCGCCAATGAATTCAGCCCTGAACATCTGGGAGCTGCTAGGGAGACAGGCCTGATGGCACGAAACAAGCAATCCTCTCAGCGAACGGCACAGGCCACCGCTGACGGCTACGAGAACTTCGTCGCCCGCGTTGGGATGCAGACGCCTAACCAGCACTCAGCATCCACCTACCGGGCTAATTTCACCAGTCGTAACCGCATGCTGGTGGAATGGTCATATCGCGGTTCGTGGGTTATCGGTGAAGCGGTCGACGCTATCCCGGACGATATGACCCGAAAGGGCATTCGCATCACTTCGGAGATTGATGCAAAAGATCGTGGCACCCTCGAAGCGCAACTGGATGAGTTGCAGATCTGGGATGCGCTGAACGACGTGCTGAAATGGTCGCGCCTCTACGGCGGCGCGGTGGGTTTCATCATGATTGAGGGGCAGGCACCAATGACCCCGCTGCGGCTCGAAACCATCGGAGAAGGCAAGTTTAAGGGCATTCTCCCGCTCGACCGCTGGATGATTAACCCGGTGCTGACACGCCGCATTAAAGAGATGGGGCCGGACCTCGGCAAGCCTGAGTTTTACGACGTGGTGACCACCGCAACGGGCATTCCGGCCTGGCGCATCCATCACAGCCGCCTGATCCGCTTTGATGGCGTCACGCTGCCATTCCAGCAGAAGATGACCGAAAACGAATGGGGAATGTCGGTTGTAGAGCGTATCTGGGATCGGCTTACTGCGTTCGATAGCGCTACTGTCGGCGCGGCGCAGCTGGTCTATAAAGCGCATCTGCGTACCTATAGCGTGGAGAAGTTGCGCGAGCTTATCGCGCTTGGAGGCCCGGCGTTCGAAGCGTTGCTGAAGAACATCGACCTGATCCGCCAGTTCCAGAGCAATGAAGGCATGACGCTCATGGACTCGCGGGATAAGTTCGAAACCCACCAGTACAGCTTCAGCGGTCTGGATGACATTCTTTCGCAGTTTGCTGAGCAGATCAGCGGTGCCGTTGGTATCCCGCTGGTACGCCTGTTCGGTCAATCCCCGAAAGGCTTCTCTACTGGTGACGCAGACCTCGCCAACTATTACGACCGGGTGAGCTCATTGCAGGAGCGCCGCTTACGGCTGCCGATGCGCCGGATACTGGACATTATGCACCGCTCGGAACTCGGTAAGCCGCTGCCGGACGATTTCACGTTTGAGTTTAACCCGCTATGGCAAATGTCTGACGTTGACCGCTCAACGGTGGCCGTAAACACCACCACCGCGATCAGCACCGCGCTGGGCGACGGATTGATGACGCGTAAGGCGGCAATGACCGACCTGCGCGAAAACTCTGACGTCACCGGTATCGGGGCATCCATTACCGACGAGGACATAGAGAATGCCGAAGACGAAGCGCCGCCAGGCATCGGCGAACTTGGCGACAAACCGCCAGAGTCGCCAGGCGGAGATCCGATATCGAACGAGCCTACGGCAGATAGCGCGGGCGGTCGGGGATATCGTAAATGGGCGCTACGATGGTTCAAACGATAGCGTCACCGAAATAATGGATGCGCTGGATCGCTACAGCGAAATCATCACCCCCTGGGCGACGAAGGTTGCTGAGAACTTTACCGCCGACATTGCGCGCCAGAATGAAAAGCAGTGGCGTCAGCACAGCCGGAACATCAGCGCAGAGCTGCGCAATATGGTTGACCGCGCACCGGTAGGCCAGGTGATGAAATCCATCGTCGCCGAGCAAATTAAGTACATCAAGTCACTGCCTCTTGAGGCCGCCGATCGGGTGTATGATATTCAGAACAAGGCCATCGAGGCCGTTGTGGCTGGTGGCCGCGCTGAACCATTCGCGAAAGAGATAGCTGCTTCCGGTGACGTGTCACGCTCACGAGCGAACCTTATCGCCCGGACTGAGCTTGGGCGCGCAACCGGTGCACTGGATCAGGCGCGTGCGCTGTCAATCGGCTCGAATGGTTATATCTGGCGTACAGCCGAAGATGGCGACGTCCGGCATTCTCATCGGGAGATGGAAGGTAAGTTTGTCGAATGGGGCCGACCTCCAACGCTTGACGGTATGACCGGTCACGCTGGTGAGCTGCCGAACTGCCGCTGTTACAAAGAAATCGTCTTCCCCAACCCTCATTCTTATCTCGCCTGAATCGCAGGTAAACCATGAAATATTTTTTCAATACCCGGCTGGGGGAAACCCGCTATCAGCTGGCTGACGGCTCGCTGTTGTGTAAAGACGTGCCGATAGGTCGAACGGGTAAGCAGCTCTATGGTGCTGATGACCTGCCAAAACTGAAACCCGATAAGTTCGGTGAAATAGTCGTCACGCGTTCTCCTGAGCAGGTATTCCATCCGGCCACGCTCGCCTCATTCGAAGGGATGAGCATCACGATCCTGCATCCTGAAGATGAAAACGGAAATGTGCGGCTGGTCAACCCCGAGAACTGGAAAGAGCTTGCGGTCGGGCATCTTCAGAACGTTCGGCGCGGGACAGGTGATCAGTCTGATTTGATGCTGGCTGACCTTATCGTCAAAGACGAAAGCGCCATTCAGCTTATCGAAGATGGCCTGCGCGAAGTGTCATGTGGCTATGACGCGGAGTACGAGCAGACCGAGCCAGGTAAAGCCGAGCAGGTCGATATTACCGGAAACCATGTGGCTCTTGTCCCTAAAGGCAGAGCCGGAAATCGTTGTGCAATTGGAGACAGAGACACAATGGCAAATCAAAAGAAAAGCTGGTGGACCCGCATGCGCACGGCCATCAAAACGGGTGACGCTGACACCATGAACGAACTGCTGGACTCTGCGCCAGCGGCGGTAACGGGTGACGAAGGGGATCTGCCGAGCGGCGTTAACCTCAACATTAACCTTTCACCGCAGCAACCATTGCCGGACAAAAAGCCGGAAATGGGCGGAGAGCCAACCGGCGACGGCGAGGACGATATCAAAACCTTGCTCAAAGCCCTGCTGGCTAAGCTCGAAGGAACTGCGACGGGCGATAACGACAATAAGCCTGACGGCAAAGATAACAAAGACCCTACCTGCGACGGTGAGGACGACGAAGAGGAAACCACGATTACCGGTGACGCTGCTTATCGTGCCGAAGTTATCGTTCCGGGTATCGATCTGAGCCGTAAGGTGAAACCGACCGCGTTCAAACGTGATGTGCTGTCCGCCGCTGACAAAACACTGGTTCGCCAGGTTGTCGGTGATGCGGATATCCGCAAATTGCCCAAGCAATCGGTAGATATGGCGTTTAACGCCGTGTCAGAGATTGCCAAAGGGCGAAACACCCGCAGCACCACGGGCGATGCACACCGTCCAAATATGGGCATGACCAGCATCGCTTCCCTGAACAAACAAAACGCCGACTTCTGGTCTAACCGCAAAGGATAATCCAATGACTGCATATCTGTACCGGATGCCTGTTGGCATTGCCGGGGCTATCTCTCGCCCGCAGGACTTAACCGTCGAACCGGTGATCCTTAAATCCGCTAACGCCTTCGCTGCCTATGGTCTGGCTGGCAAATACGACGCTGACGGCTTTTTCGTGCCGCTGGCGGACGGTGACACCGCCGACAAGGTGAAGGGTATCTACGTTCGTCCGTATCCGACCACATCGCAGCCAGACATGATTCGCCAGGTGGGGACGGATAAGAATTTCCCGGGCGACGCCATGAAGCGTGGCTACATGACCGTTAACCTCGGATCTGGCTTCGATGCCAGCACCATCAAAAAAGGCGCACCTGTCTATGTGGTTGTTTCGCTCGACTCAACCATCAAAGTGCCGCTGGGCGGCTTCATGTCCACGTCCGTCAGTGGCAAAAACGTGGCGCTAACCAACGCCGAATTCACAGGGGCCGGTGACGCTAACGGCAATGTAGAAATCTCCTGGAAGATTTAAGGAACAGACGAATGATTACTTTTGATCAGGCAACCGTTGATGGCTCTGGTGCCTTTCTCATCGGGGAACTGGAGCGACTCGACCAGACGCTGAACCTGCCGCTGGTGGGTTACACGTGGACCCGCGATATTCAGCTGCGTGAAGACGTTTCTATCGCAGATGACATTTCCAGCTGGACTAACACCAGTTTTGGCGCTGCTGGTACTGGCGCAAATCCGAACGGTAAAAACTGGGTAGGCAAAGACTCCACTGCTATTGCTGGCGTGAATGTTGATATCGGCAAAGACGGCAATCCGCTGAACCTCTGGGGAATGGAACTGGGCTGGACCGTTGTAGAGCTGGCAGCAGCTCAGCAGGTAGGTCGCCCGATTGATACCCAGAAGTACGACGGGATGCAGCTCAAATGGCAGATGGACAACGACGAGCAGGTTTACATTGGCGATGATGCGCTCGGCCTGAAAGGGCTGGCAAACCTTGTCGGTGTGACGCTGAACAATGCGCCGAAGACCTGGGCGAACTCCACCAACGACGAGATTCTCGATAGCGTGAACAGCATTCTGTCGAATGCCTGGGCAGCATCCGGTTATTCCGTCGTGCCTTCTGATCTGCGCATTCCGCCAGAGCAGTATTCACTGCTGGCGAGCCGTAAGGTTTCCGAAGCGGGTAACCAGTCACTGCTGACCTATCTGGCCGTGAACACTATCGCTTTCCACCAGAACGGCGTTCCGCTGGAAATCAAAGCGGTCAAATGGCTGAAAGGGCGCGGAGTTGGCGGTAAAGACCGTATGGTCGCCTACACCAACGACAAGAAATACGTGCGCTATCCGCTGGTGCCGTTGCAGAGCGTTCCTGTCCAGTATCGCGGTCTGTATCAGATTGCGACCTACTACGGCAAGCTCGGTGCGGTTGAGCCAGTGTACAAAGAAACCCTGTCCTACGTGGACGGTATCTGATAACCAGAACGGCCCCGAAAGGGGCCAGAAGGAAACTGAAAATGGCGAAAGAAAAGCTGGTTACCATCCATGTTCACACCCCGTTTACGCTGACGCTCGGCGATCAGTCAAAACAGGAGTTTGGCCGGGGGCGGCATAACGTACCGGAAGAGGTCGCGTCTCACTGGTTCACCCAGGCGCACTCTGAGCTTTCCGAAAGCGTGATTAGCGACACCGATGATCTGCAACCCATTATCGACAGCCTGCAAGCGCAGATTGCCGACAAAGATAAGCAGATTGTCGATAAAGATCAGCTGATTGTCGATAAAGATCAGCTGATTGCCGATCTGAAAGAAGCGCTGCTCAAGCTGCAAGAGCAGAACGACAGCCTGCAAGCGCAGATTGCTGCCGCCCAGACTGGCGGTAATGGGGCGAAAGATGCCAAAGAATCAAAGCCTGCCAACAGTAAGTGATTTTCGCCGCGACTTCCCGCAGTTTGCTGACCCTGCCAAATATCCAGAAGCACAAATCCAGTTTCGTCTGAATCTGGCTGATGTGCTGCCGAGCGAAAACGTCACCGGCAAAGAGTTGTTTCCGTACTTTGTCGAGTTGTTCGTGGCTCACTACATGACGCTCTGGGCGGCAGATAGCCGGGCAATGCTCGTCGGCGGCCCGGGTGGCTCAACCAATGGTGTTCAGTCCTCCAAGTCCGTTGACAAGGTAAGCGTCAGCTATGACACCAGCGCGACGCTAAACCCTGACGCAGGCTTCTGGAATAACACCCGATATGGCGCTGAATTTTATCAGCTGATCACGATGTTCGGTGCGGGCGGTCGCCAGCTATGAGTTTCAAAAGTGGTGTAACAACGAGGGTTGATAACGCTCAGGCCATTCTGGATGCGCTCCGGTCGCTAACCAAAAAGGATGTGCTGGTGGGCATCCCGGAAGAAGACAGCGAGCGTGAGGATGTTCCGTTTGGTAATGCCGGGATCGGTTACGTCAACGAATACGGCTCACCAGCGCAAAACATACCCCCACGCCCGCACCTGATCCCCGGCGTTAAATCCGTAGAGGAACAGACGGTGCCGCAGCTCAAAGCAGCGGCGCAGGCTGCGCTTGATGGAAATGCGGCGGGTGCGGAAAGAGCGCTTAACCGCGCCGGAACGCTGGCCGCGAATGGCGTCAGGCGTTACATGACCATTACCGGCTTTACACCGCTTGCTGATAGCACCGTTGAAGCACGCGCACGCCGTGGGCGCAAAGGGGCAAAAGAGGAACTTGCGCGGCGCGCTGCTGGTGAGTCTCCTGGAACCGATCTGGTGAAACCGCTAATCGACACCGGGCAATATCGCAGAGCTATTACCCATATTGTGAGGGATAAAGATGCCGACTCTTGATGTGACGGACGTACTTTTTGACCCCGATTTTTGCGACTTCAACCTGTGGGTAACGCGTCGCGCGCAAACGGTGGACGATGACGGGATCGGCAGCGACAGCGAAGTTAAAACGCAGTTTGCCGGGGTTGTTACTGTTGACCGCTCCCTGGAAAACCGCCGCATGCAGGCCGGGCAGGTTATCAGCGGCGCGATTCTCATCGTGACAACTGAGCGGCTGACGCAGGGGCAGACTGGCCGTGATGCCGATATCGTGACGTATCAGAACCGTGATTATCGCGTGACATTCGTCGACCCGTATACGGCTTACGGTGCTGGCTTCGTCCAGGCTCATTGTGAATTACTGCCGTTTGATGGGGGAACTCCCATTGAGCAATAACACCAGCACAGAGCGCGGCTGGCTGACACCCACCAGCGGCGATCCGGCTTATGACGAAGCGCTCGACAGGCTGCTAAGCCAGTGGATGCGCAATGTTTCCGGCTTGCCGTCTGGAATGGTTCGTCCGCGCTGGCAGAAAAATCAGCCGCCACTGCCACCCGTTGAAACGAACTGGTGCGCGTTTGGCGTTACCGGGTTGCTCATTGATAACAACCCTGCATTCACCAATCAGACCGACGAGGGCGCTCAGCTCTGGCGGCATGAAACGTTCGAGTGCATGGCGTCGTTCTATGGCCCGGCTGGTATGTCTTATGCGTCCCGTTTTCGCGATGGCATATCTGTCCCGCAAAACAATGCTGAGCTGAACGCGCTTGGTTTGTCTCTGGGCGACTATACCGGTCTGACCCCTTTCCCCGAACTTATCAACCAGCAATGGGTTCGCCGCTACGACATGACGGTGCGCCTGCGCCGGAAGGTTGTGCGCGAGTACGGTATTAAATCGCTGGTGGAAGCGCCAGTCACCTTTTTTGGAGAATAAACTATGACGCAGGGCTTACCTGTATCCAACGTTGTAAACGTTGATGTGATCATCTCGCCGAAAGCGGCTACTGGTCGTAACTTCGGCGCGCTGCTGATCCTCGGTTCTTCCACTGTCATTCCAGTGCAGGAACGCGTCCGCCTTTATGCGTCCGTTGAGGACATTGGCGAAGACTTCGGTGTCGACAGCCCGGAATATAAAGCAGCGCAGGTTTTCTTCAGCCAGTCACCGAAGCCGACACAGGTTTATGTTGGTCGCTGGGCGAAGACGCTGAGTTCTTCCGAGAGTGGAGATACTGAAACTATCGTGCAAGCCGTTAATGCCTGCCTGCAATATACCAACTGGTATGGGCTGGTTGTCGCTGGTGGCGATGTGCTTGATGCTGATGACGTGATTGAGGTCGCCAAACTTATTGAAGCGTCCAGCCTTAGCCGTATCTTTGGTGTGACCTCTGCCGACGCCGAGATTATCAGCACGACTTCGACGACCGATGTTGCGTCGAAATTAAAGGCTGGCAAGTATGCCCGTACCTTTATTCAGTATTCCACCAGCAGCCCTTACGCAGCGGTTTCAGCTTTCGGTCGCGCGTTTACTGTCAATTTCAACGGCAGCAATACCACCATTACCCTGAAATTCAAACAGGAACCGAGCGTAACCTACGAAACGCTGACGGTAGGACAGGCGGCGGCTGTGGATGCGAAGAATGCGAACGTGTTCGTGTACTACGCCAACGACACGGCGATCCTGCAACAGGGTGTCATGGCGAACGGTGACTTCTTCGACGAGCGCCACGGGCTCGACTGGTTGCAGAACTACGTTCAGACCAACCTCTATAACCTGCTTTACACCAGCACCACCAAAATTCCGCAGACTGATGCCGGTGTGACCCGTCTGCTTTCCAACGTTGAACAGTCCATGGATCAGTCCGTCACGAATGGTCTGGTAGCGGCTGGCGTGTGGAATGGTGGCCCTATCGGACAGCTGAATTCCGGCGATACGCTGACCAAAGGCTATTACGTGTATGCGCAACCGCTGTCCGAACAGGCGCAGGCCGACCGCGAAGCGCGCAAAGCACCGTTAATCCAGGTGGCCTGTAAGCTGGCTGGCGCAGTTCATTATGCCGATGTGCAGATCAACGTGGTTCGCTAAGGAGCGATAAATGGCAACTTATTCTTTTCTCGATGTAACCGCGTCGCTCACCGGGCCGACCGGAGTTATCGATCTTGGTCAGGGTTCTGCGAACTCTGAGGAAGGTATCACCCAGACTATGGGCGGCAACAAGAACACCATGACCATCGGTGCCGATGGCGAAGTGATGCACAGCCTGCACGCCGATAAGTCAGGCACCATTACGGTGACGCTGCTGAAAACCTCCCCGGTGAACAAGAAGCTGTCTCTGGCGTATAACGCGCAAAGCCAGTCCTCTGCCACCTGGGGAAATAACGTGATCGTCATTCGCAACACGGCATCGGGTGATATTTCTACTGCGCGTTCGTGTGCATTCCAGAAACAGCCTGATTTCAATAACGCCAAAGAGGGCGGAACCGTAGCCTGGGTATTCGATTGCGGCAAGATTGACCAGCTGCTCGGGGAGTTTTAACGCATGGAATTCGAAATTAAAGGCGTGAAATATCGCACCGCAAAGCTCAGCGTTTTCGAACAGCTGAAGGTGTCCCGAAAGCTGTTGCCGGTGCTGGCCGGGATGGTTTCTGACTTCCGGAGCGTTCAGGAGAAGATCAGCAGCAAAGACACCGAAGGCGCGATGGCTACCATCCTGCCAAAGATTGCCAATGCTGTGTCCGATCTGAGCGATGGCGACGTTGACGCTATCCTGTTCCCCTGTCTTTCCGTTGTTTCACGCGAGCACATGAAAGGCTGGGTGCCGGTCTGCCAGCATGGCGAAATGGCGTTTGACGATATCGACCTGCTGACCATGCTGCAACTGGTGGCGCGGGTGGTCGCCGACTCGCTGGGAAATTTTTTGCAAGGACTCCCTACCAGCGAGACGCCCACCCCGCCAGCGGAATAACCTTCAACAGCCTGCCGGGCGGTGAAGACTTTATTCTTCGTCCGGCGCTTGCCTTCCATATTGACCAGAAAGACCTTAACAGCGGTGCGGTAGACCTCTGCCGTATCGCGCTTCTCAATGACTACCTCGACATGCGCGAGGATAACGACGCCCGGGTAGATAAATGGAGAGCGGCCAATGAGCGGTAACGCAGATACGATTAAAGACTTCCTTGTTTCGCTGGGATTCGATATCGATCAGGCTGGCGCTAATAAGTTTGAAGCCGTGCTGAAAGGCGTTACCGCAAACGTTCTGAAGGTCGGCGCGGTGGTGGAAGGCGCAGCGCTGAGCATTGTCGGATTTACCACCCAGATCGCGAATGGTCTGGATAAAATTTACTGGGCATCCCAACGGACGGGGGCCAGCGTCCAGGGCATCAAAGCGCTGGGCTATGCCGCGTCGCAAACCGGTGCCAGCGCCGAGTCGGCCATGTCCTCCCTCGAAGGGCTGGCCGGTTTCATGCGTAGCAATCCGGGGGCGGAAGGCTTCCTGAACCGTCTGGGTGTCCAGACCCGAGATGCCAGCGGAAAGATGCGTGATACTGCGGCCATCTTTACTGGCGTTGGGCAAAAGCTCAACAACATGCCGTATTACCGCGCGAAGCAATACGCGCAGATGCTTGGCATCGATGAAAACACGCTGATGGCGATGCGGCGCGGCATGAATGGCTTTACCGCCGATTACCAGTCTATGCTGCAAAAGACTGGGTTCAACGCTGATAAGGCGGCTGTGCAGTCCAATAAATTCATGACGTCCATGCGCGGGCTTACGTCGCTGTTCGGCATTATGCGGGACAAGATCGGCTCAAACCTCGCTGGTGGTCTTGCTGGTTCGCTGGACAGCCTGCGGCGGCGCATCCTCGACAACTTCCCGAAGATTGAAGAGACGCTGACCAGAGTTATTAAAGGCGTGATCTGGCTTGCGAACGCCTTCACGCGAATGGCGTGGCGGCTCATACAGGGCGCTGGCTCTGTCATTGACTGGTGGAAGCGTCTTGACGATGGCAGTAAAAATCTGCTGAAAATATTCGGTGCTCTACTTGTCGCATGGCGTCTGCTTAATTCTGCGTTCCTGAAATCCCCGATTGGAATTATCACCACGCTGATTCTGGCGATCGGATTACTCTATGACGATTATCAGACGTGGAAAGAAGGCGGTAAAAGCCTGATTGACTGGTCCAAGTGGGAGCCTGCAATAGAAAAGGCGAAAAAGGCAATTCTCTGGCTGCGCGATAAGCTTCTGGGGCTGAAAGATTCTGTTGGTGGATGGCAGAACTCGCTGGAAATTTTGGCTACTTTCATCGCTGGGGTATGGGTAACAAAAGTATTGGGAGCATTCGCAAAAATATCCGGTCTTCCGATACCTCCATGGCTTAAATTATGGGGAGCGTATGCTGGTTACCTGGTTTCAGATCGTGAAAACATAAAAGCCAGTGCTAAATCATCTTTGGACTATACCAAAAGGAACATTGGTGATGCTCTTGCTGCGGTTGGCATCAAAACCGACCTTGGGCGAAAAGATGTTAGCGAGGTAAGAGAATGGCCCGCATGGATGGATTGGCTGCATGGTGGCCCAGGTAAGATTATTCGTCAGGCGCAAAGCAATGGCGTCGTTTATGGCGATAATGTTCAGCCTGACATTCCCGGGGCGGAACAGCATGTTCGTAGTAATGAAATTGCCCCGCATGAAAGAGATGAAATAAAAAACCGTCAGCAGGCTGCTAATGGTTATCTTGAAAAAATCTCAGACGGGATTGCCAAAATCGGTAATTTATTTTTCTCCCCGGCTGGAGCTGCTGAAATCTCTCCAAATATATCGGGTGACCCCTCCCAGTTTGCGCAATCAGTCAAACGTCCACAGGCCACAGCCCAGGGCAAAGTATTGCTCGACTGGATGGGGCCAATGTTCAATAAGCTGGAGTCTCTTTATCAGCTGCCTGCTGGCTTGTTGAAAAGCGTGGCGATCACTGAGTCGGGGGGTAATCAATTCGCCACGTCCGGCGCAGGTGCAAAGGGGTTGTTCCAGTTTATGGATGGCACGGCGCGCGATATGGGCCTGCGTGGTAACGATGTGTTCGATCCGGAAAAGTCAGCTCAGGCAGCCGCTAAGTACCTTAGCCAGCTGTTGCGGCAGAACGGCGGAGACCTTAGCAAAGCACTGGCATCATATAACTGGGGGATCGGGAATGTTAAGCGTTATGGCATGGGGCTAATGCCGCAGGAAACGCGTAACTACATTCCGAAAGTGATGAGCAATATGCCCACCAGCGCCCCGGTGATTCAGCAGGAAACGAATATTAACATCCACGGCGTTTCCGATCCGCGCGAGGCTGCCCGTTTGACTGTTGACCGTCAAAAGGGTGTGAACTCACAGTTAACCCAGCAACTCCCCGCAGGACCGAGATAATGGATATTTTATCAGCGATTTTTCGCCAGCAATCACGGCGAATTGGCCTGCTGATCCCCAGCGTGGTCGTTTCCGAAAAGCATTCTGATGCGCTCGAAATTACTGAGCACCCGGTGGAGAAGCCAACAACGAATAGCGCCTCGGGTTTCATCGCCGATCATGCGTATAAGCGCCCCAGCGAAGTCACAATGGAATGCGGCTTCGCTGGGGGCGGTTCGTTGCTGGACTTCATTGATACATCTTCAATCGGCCTCAGCGCCGGACTGAGCCCGAAAGAGACCTATCAGCAACTGCTGGATCTCCAGTCCTCCCGGGTGCCGTTCGATGTGGTGACCGGGAAGCGGGTGTACACCAATATGCTGGTGCGTGCCATTGAGGTGACAACGGACAAAACCAGCGAGAACGTGCTGAACTGCACGCTTACCCTGCGTGAAGTGATCATGTCGCAAACGCAGAGCGTTAGCGTTGCTGATAAATCAGATATGCAGGATGGCGTCAGCACATCGGCGGTGCAAAATTCCGGGACGAAATCCACTACACCGCCAAACGAATCTTTGCTGAGCCAGCTGGGCGGAAGCGTTACATCAGCATTCGGGGGATGATATGCAGTTTAACGAAATACCGCTTTCTCCTGACAATCAGCAGTTCCGCGTTTTGCTGGGCAATACTACGTATACGCTCAGGATCATCTGGCGCGATGCGGCTGGTTGGATTATGGACGTGATGGATAGCGGCGGTGCCGCGCTTCTCTCTGGCGTACCTCTACTGACCGGCGTGAACCTTTTACGACAATTTCCACAGCTTGGCATTGATGGTGCGCTGGTGGTGGCGACCGATAAGGGCGCACCAGACGAGCCCACCAAAACCAACCTCGGCACATACAGCCACCTCATTTTCGTGCAGGAGTAGAAATGTCTCTTAACTGGATGCGCCATTTTGAGTTGCAGCTGTTGGACCAGAACGGGCAGGGTATTTCCCTGTCTGATTTTAAGGTCACGTTCCAGATCGAGTGGGCAGATACACGCTGGCCGCGCGTGGCAAACGTGAAAATTTACAACCTTTCGACCGATACCACGAACAAGATACTGGGGCAGGAGTTTGCCAAAATTCGCATCATTGCCGGTTATGACGGCATCGCGCCGAATGTTGATGCGAGTCAGGTCGGCGTCGCCCGGGATATTTCACCAGACCAGGTAGGGCAGGTGAACGGTCAGAACTACGGCCTGATTTTTGACGGCGATATTCGCTTCACCGTCACCGGGAAGGACAACATTACCGATTCCTGGGTGTTGATTCAGGCCATTGGGGATCACGAAGCGTTCCTCTACGCGACTACTATCACCACGCTTGCAGCCGGTTATACTGTTGCCGACCTGCACCGGGCGACGATGCAGGATTTCAATGCGTTCGGCGTGACGCAGGGCATTACCGGCGATTTTCCTGATACCGTCTTTCCTCGTGGGCGCGCGATTTACTCATCCACTCGTAACGTGATGGATAATATTGCTGCACAGTGCAAAGCGACATGGCAGCTGGTGGATGGTCAGGTTCAGATGGTGCCGGAGGATAAATATATTCACGAAGCCATCGTGCTGAATGCCGATACTGGCCTGATCGGTATGCCGCAACAGACGATGGGCGGCGGCGTAAATGTGCGGTGCCTGATAAACCCGAACATTCGCATTAATGGCCTTATCCAGCTCGATCAGGCTTCGGTGTACCGCACCGCGCTCGGCAATAGCGAAATTGCGCAGTCGCCTGGACGTATCACCGAAACAGAAGAGAATGGCAACCTTGTGCTGACAGGTACAACGTCACAGGCAGCCAGTATTGCGACGGATGGCGTTTATATCGTCAAAGCTATTGACTATACTGGGGACACCAGAGGTCAGGCGTGGTACATGGATTTAATGTGCTTTGCGAGGGGGGCGCGAGATTTGCAATCAGGAGCGTCCATAAACAAAACCGCAGGATGAATTTTTGATGAATATGCTTGCAATAACTCCCATTTTCTTTTCAATGTTTTTGACTTCATGCAGTTGGGACCCTAATGGTGTTAATGCACAAAGGGAATGGCTGGCACAAAAAGAGAAAGAAAGAGTTGAGTATGAAAAGCAAGTTGATGAAAATCAAAAAAATCGGTTAAAAAAACAAAAAGAAGAAGCTGAAAATTTCGAAGCTTCACACCCTGAAGTAGAAGTGGAAAAGTTAGATGTTGATTCTTCAAATTCAAGTGGAAACGAACTAAGTAGAGCGCTTAACAATTTGGGCTTTGTTACTCGTTATCCAAATTCACAGAATATGGATAATGTTTATGTGAAAGTCGGTGGTTATCATTTAACAATGAGACGTGTACAAATCGCTATCACTGGATACGCTGAAGAATGCAAAAGAGCTTCTGCATATGATAATGCTAATTATAAAAATATTTGCATATCTAATTTAACTAAAGCGTTGAATGACTTTTCTGGCATGTTAAAAATAAATAGCATACCTGATAAAACAAAATATACCGCATTAAGTGAAGCTTCGTTTGATAGTTATATAGATTTCGAGCATGCGGCAAGGCTTGCGAAAATGCATGCGAGCATATGCCAACAGAAAGGCAATAAAGGGTATGTGGAAATGGTTACATTAGCTGCCCCGTGTAGTGGTCGTGGAGATGTTTACAATATTGAAGCTGCCAGAAAAATGGGATTACTTTAAAATGGCTCTTTAATATTTTTAGAAAATTATAACCCGCCACCGAGCGGGTTTTTTTATGGGGTTTTTATGCCAATTCCAACTCAATCACAGATCGGCGGCGAGCAGCAGACCGCGCAGGCCATTGCCGATTCGGTGTCTACCCAGATGCGCGTAGCGATGCCCGGCATCATTCAGTCGTTCGATCCTGACTCTGTTACCTGCACGGTAGAGGTGGCACTTCGCGGTATCGTTGGCGATGGCTCCACCGAATTAAAACCGCTGGTGGATGTGCCGGTTATCTTCCCGCGTGGCGGCGGTTGCACGTTGACCTTTCCGGTTAAAGAAGGCGACGAGTGCCTGCTAATCTTTGCCGACCGTTGCATCGATTTCTGGTGGCAGAGCGGCGGCATTCAGGAGACCGTCGACCCGCGCCAGCATGATTTATCTGATGCGTTCGCCATCGTTGGCCCGCAGTCGCAAGCGCAGAAAATTAGCGGCATCAGCACCAGTTCGGTAGAGCTGCGAAGCGATGACGGCGGTACAAAATTAAGCCTTAACCCATCCAGCGGGGCAATAAATGGCACAGCGCCGGGCGGATTCAACCTTAACGGGCTCAAAATACTGTCTGACGGTCGCTTGCAGCTGGTGGACGGTTCTATCGTGGATAAGCATACCCATGGCGGCGTTGAGAGCGGCGGAAGCAATACTAAGCCGCTGGGAGGTTAATCTATGCGATACCGCCGTGAAGATGCTGACGGCGATTACACTTTCGGGCAGGGTGAAGACACCTTCCTTATCGACAGTCCGGAGTGTGTCGCCCAGGCCGTAAAAACCCGTTTCGAGCTGTGGCGCGGTCAGTGGTTTCTCGACCTGACGGAAGGCACGCCGTATGTTCAGTCAGTGCTTGGTAAACAGCGCTCTGACGTCTATACCATGGCTATACGCGAACGCATACAGGATACGCCGGGCGTTCTGTCGATTCTTTCCTTCGATACCAACTATGATGGCACCAGCCGCCGCGTCACCTTCACTTCCTCCATTGACACAATCTACGGCCAGACGACTGTAACAAGCGAGGCATAAATGGCTTTGAACCTCGACACGCTGGGGCTATCGGCAACGGTAACCGCCCAGGGGATTAGTGCGCCTGATTACCAGACAATCCTCGATACACTGACCAGCTATTTCAGGCAGATTTACGGTAGTGATGCCTACCTTGAACCAGACAGTAAAGATGGGCAAATGTTGGCGATTTACGCCCTTGGCATCCATGACGCAAACAATACGGCGATTGCTGTTTATAACTCTTTCTCTCCGTCTACCGGATTGGGACGGGCGCTCTCAAGCAACGTAAAAATTAATGGCATTACCAGAAAAGGGGCAACAAATTCGACGGCTGATCTGGTTATTAGTGGTGACCCCGGGGTACTCATTACCGCAGGTATTGTGCGGGATGAGAACGGTATGCAGTGGGCGCTTCCTGTAAACGTCAATATTCCGCCTTCAGGGACCGTGACTGTCACATCAACCTGCACTACACCGGGAGCAGTCGCGGCGCTGGCTGGAACCATCAAAAACATTGCAACTCCGACAAGGGGATGGCGTTCCGCCACCAACCCTGCTGCGGCCACTCTGGGGCAACCAGGAGAGAATGATCCGCAACTGCGTGTCAGGCAATCAAGAAGCACGGCTCTACCCTCACAAACAACGATTGACGGTATGGACGGCGCCCTACTGGATATTGCCGGGGTTACGCGAGTACGTATTTACGAGAACGATACCGACACTACTGACAGCAACGGCTTGCCGGAGCACTCTATTTGCGCCGTGGTGGAAGGAGGGGATGCCACTGAAATTGCCACTGTCCTGTCGAAAAAGAAGGACCAGGGGACATACACCTTTGGCACCACCTCAGTCGACATCACCGGCAAGTATGGCGAGCCGAAAACCATTCGGTTCAACAGGCCGGTTATTGTCAGCATTTTTGTTGATATCGAGTTGACCACCTATCCTGGCTATACGTCACAGGTTGCCGAGCTGATGAAAGCGGAGATCGCGAAGTACATCAACAGCCTGAGGATTGGCGATAGCGTTCTGATTAGCCGGATTTATTCGCCTGCAAATCTTGGCGTAATGAGTGGCGGGGAAAGTCGTTATTACGATATCACCTCACTGAAAATCGGTAAGTCTGCCACCAGTGTAAGCGCTGCTAATGTGGACATTCTTTTTAACGAAGTCGCAGCGGGTGACGTTGCCAATATCAAGGTAATGCCTGTATGAGTAAATACACCGAAAAAATAACGAACTATCACGCCACTAAGCCTTTATTTGAACAGCACATTGATCTTATCACCCGACCATTCACCGACATTTTTAAAGCACAGGAAAACTTTATTCGTGAGTTTGACCTGGATAAGGCTGTGGGAGTACAACTCGACGTTGTTGGTGAATGGGTTGGGCGAGGCAGAAACGTCAGTGTTCCGATCACTGATGTTTATTTCTCGTGGGATACGGAGGGACTAGGGTGGGATCAGGGAAGCTGGCAAGGACCATTTGACCCTGATTCTGGGTTTACCCGATTGAGCGACGACGTATACCGCATGGTGCTGAAGGCGAAAATAGCAATTAATACCTGGGATGGCACGATCGGCCATCTTGAGGACATCCTCGAAACCATCTTTGCCGGTTCCGGAATCGACATGCAGATCATCGATAACCAGGACATGAGCATCACGATAAATGCTATCGCCATTAATGGAATAGCGAACACATCGGCAGAGCTAATTTCCGTTATCAAATCTGGTGAGCTGAATATCAAAGCCGGTGGCGTCAGAGTGAAAAGCCTCAACGTTATCGATCCTGCTCACCCTCTCTTTGGCTTTGACACACAAAGTACAGTTATCACCGGTTATGATGCCGGATATTGGAGTTAAAAATGCCAACAAATGAGTTCAAACCCTTTTCCATTGCTGGTGGGGCTAACGTTATTTCTCAGGCTGATTATGAGGCACTTTCTGCATTGTCAACTGGATTTTCCTCAGGGGTGGCAAAGTCTAATGAAATTAATAAGGTGCTTAGACAGTCCACCTTTATTGCTGCTGCCATTGCTCAATTTGTAAGTGATAAGGCAAACGTGAATGTAATGGATGATGGTAGCCTTTCTGGATTTATTACGAAGCTTGTTAATGCGCTGAATAAAGTATCTCAGCCTCTTGATGGAACCCTGAGCGCACTGGCTACACTTACCACTGGTGATAATAAGCTTCCGTATTTCACAGGAACCGATACTGCCTCCCAGACGGATCTTACTTCTGTAGGCCGTGACTTAATCGGGAAAGGATCTGTCTCTGAAATCCTGCAATATCTTGGTCTAAATGACACAGTAGATAAAGCCAAAGGAGCCGTCCAGAAAACTGGCGATGAAATGAGCGGGAAGCTAACGCTGCCGCAAACATCTTCATTTGGTGTAAATGTTAATAACAATATCGGTGGAAGTTCGATTGCGATTGGGGATAATGACACCGGGTTTAAGTCAGGTGGTGACGGAATTATTTCCCTTATCGCCAATAGTGTTGTTGCCGGGTATTTTTCGGAAAATGAATTACAGCATCACGGAAAGGTACTGACAAAAATCTTTCGGGCTATTTCAACCGGAAACGCGACAGAGGGGGCTGGAGGGTTTGGTTCTCAACTTACCAGCGGAGCACCATTTTATAGCCCGGCAATAGTGCGTCAAAATAATGATAACAATTACTTTCCTTTATGGAAGCAAATTGTAAG